GTAGTGACCCATAGATTACCAGTAGCTCCTGCGACATTTTCAAGATACGATTGAAAAGTTATTCCAGAGATATATATATTGGCGGCGCCATAACTCACACACCCTCGCCCTGGTGTTCCAGTCGGAGGATATGCTCCCGCACTAACAGACGTTGCATTAACAACAACATTACCTGGATTAGTCGTATTACCGACGATATTCCATGCGGCGATGTATCCTTCATTATCTGTAATGCCGTCTATATATGTGCCATCAGCGACACGTATTGTAATCGCATTTTGTGAAATATACCGTGTTTTGATTTTTGACATGGCTCCAGAAATAGACGCAAATGCATTCGCCGCATCATTAGAAAATCCAGAGTTATTGTCATTACCGTCCGTACGAACATAGAATGTGGTTTGTGGAGGAGCTTGTGGGATAGGCGGGATCAAAGCATTAAAATTCACACCATTATAAATAAAAGTCATTTCTTGACTGCCGACAAGATTGCCGCCAACCATAGGACTGCCATCTGTTCGCACAGCAGCAACAGACGGTTGACCATTAAATTGTAGATTCACTGGACCAGGGTTAGTATTCTTAACCTTAATATTGAACAACATGCCAGTTACATAACTAGCGGGAACCGGAATAGTCGGACAGACTACCAAACCGGGAGTAGTGGAAACGTCTGTACCAACATAAACGATAGATGTATTAGCTGGACCTGACCCAGTCTGCATAAATGCATTCAAGGTTCCAGCAGTCACCAAGTTAGCAAAAATATCAGAGGCACTCCAAGCCTGTGCAACTGTGCCCTCTTGGCCTCTTACAATCGTGCAAGTGTCCCCAGACCGGGCAGTGACATGCACAATCTCATTTACAGTCTTGGTTGCTTGATCATAAAACGTCGCACAAAAATAATCACCACCGGTTGGTGACGGAAACTTTGCACCGGTTCCGGCTGCCAGAGCAACAGTCGTACTCGCCGCGGTAATGCTTCCAGCCACCGTGGTCGTTGCATTGTTGCTAAAAAGGATTGCCATGGTTCTACCCTATATGTACGACATACTTGAATTGATATGGAAGCTCTAGAGCTCCAATATCGGCCGCTTGTTTGAACTCTACCATAAACGGTAGTGGTGGGTATGAAACATACTGCGTTCGAATGTCATTTAAATAAATCGCAGCATAGTCAGTAGCCGGGTGGATAGTAGAGGGCCCGAATCCATTACAACCGAAACAATTGAGCATCGCTCCACCGCCAACAGTTCGCTGTCCTAAGACAAAACGAATTGTGACGTTACGATCTACTCCAAACGAAACACTAATCTGTTGAAGATTCGCAATACTTGCATCTGTTAAATCAGGATACCCATTATATCCCCAACCATTATATCCATAACAGAATCGCCAAATGCGCCGTTTAAGCCACACCACACTGCAATAATTACCATCCCCTTTGTAGAAATGCCATGTCAGAATACGACGATACAAATCATCACTTGTTAAAACAACTTCACCAACAGTGAGTTGATCAACCATATTGAGAGCAACTGGATAAGCAACAGGAGGAGTATCCCAAGGCTTCCAGTTACATGCCCACGTATTCAAAGCTCCGATTTGCAATGGCAGACCAGTCCCAATGGCTGGTCTCGGCATTCCATAAACACCCTGCCCGACCCAATCAAGCAAAAGTTTCGACACCAATGGGCCGGGATAAATCGGCAGATTTAACGAATTAAATGTATCCACATAGTTTTGCTGCATATCATTCTGTGCAGCAACAAATCCTTGCAGATCATCGTCATCAGAATATTCTTGATACAAATACGACGGGATAACTGTAGTCAACCCGGTTACACCACGAGGTGGAAATTCACCTGCTCCACCAGGAGCACTCTGTCCACTCCCCGGTTGACCAGGGACAGGAATAGGAGGATAAATAACAGTGTAGGGAGATGAAAATATGGCTGTAAAACTATGACCTGAAGTAGCGGCATTCACCCACGCATTCGTTTGAGGTGGAACAGTGAATGAGTCACCCGGCTTCAATTCAGTATTAAATTGATTCCCTACTAAATTATTAGGGCCGATCAAACTCACAAAAATAGATTCAGCAATATGAATCTCTTGATCAACAGCACTCTGTGGGTTAACAATCAACCCACCGTTGACGCCCATATTCGTATTAGCAACTTGAACGGATACGCCACCGTTCAAAATAATAGTAGTAAGACCAGAAGTAAGAAGATTTAAACTCATCCCTCAACTACCGAAATCTGACCATTCTCAGTATAGAAGTAACTGTACGGGTCACCAAAAACCACATTCGTACCGGGAGCAGGAGCAACCCCTACACCTCCCACAGATACTTGAAACTCCAAACTTATGACATATTCAGGCTGTAAGATACTCGATATCGCTTCTAGAAAGATTTGATTCAACACATTAAAGTTAATAGGAGTAACTCCTGCAGGAAGTGAATTAATATAATCTACAATCACCGGTACAACAGCCTGAGCGATGGCTGTAGGTGAAACAAAATTAGGAGAATTAGTAATCCACGTTGCAGTGATAGACACCAACTCTTGTGGAGGGTTTACATAAGGAATTAAAAATGAATCTGGATAATCATTAACAGTCACATACATATTAATCGGGTTTGGTAAGACGGTTCCGCCATACTGATAATGACCCATAATCGTAGCATCAACCGGTACACTAAATCGTTTCGCATCAATGACTGTAACCGGGTAAAGATGTCCGTTAACAAAAGGCATCCCTACCACATTATTTAACATCTCCATATCACCGGTCTGCAAATTATGGTTCGCAGCGGTCGTTATAACTGCCGGATTCGTGTTAGAAATACCAGCAATGCGAATGGTAGCACCAGATAGTCCTGGAGTATAAAAATCAGACATCCATATGGCATAAGCTACTTGATATGAATCACCTCCCCCAACTAAGATCACGTAATTACCTTGGTCCTCCTGAACAGAGATTAACCGGGTTTGAACTCCGGGGACGTTCCCAACGAGGGTTTTAAGATAACGAGCCATTCCAGTACTGGCAGCAAGACCAGCCGTAAAACATCGCTCACGGAAAATGCTAATAGATTCACCAGATGTAGAAGGGACACCAGATACAGGATTCGTAACTGTAAGATCAATATTAGCTGGAACAGAAGTCGCTAACTGCGTTACCGTTTGTGGATTAACCGGCCATGCACCCGCCTCTGTTGCCAAGGCATAGATAGGGAGTGAGTTACCATCACTACCGATCATACCACCATCTTGACACGTGTATTGGTAGGTTCCATCTGATACCGTAAATCCCTGTGCGATAACATAACCGGGTGGTCCAGTAAAAACCACATAAACTGATGTATTAGTTATCGGTTGCGCATCGACACCATAAAGAACGCCGAGTTGATTTAGCAGATAAGCATTCGCACCATAAGGTGTGACAGAGTTAACGAGGTCAACGAGGAAACTGTCACTTTCAACAAGCGCATAAACATCAGTGCTGGAAATATCCTCAATGAGAGAACCCGGTAAATTCGCTGTGTAGTCAGGATTTGTCGCTGACACCAAAGCAATCAATTGCGCACGTAGATCTGCAGGAGCTGCCGGTTGCAGCCCTTGCGCGGTCATTATGAGGGGGACAATTGCCATGTCTAGATCGGTTGCTCATGTGGGTAGCCGGGGCGAGTCTGCACACCAATTCGTGAACCCATATTCGTCAGAACACTGATGTTATAAGCTGGAGCAGGTCGTCCATCAGAGTCTTCAGCATCTGGCAAGGGTGTGAGAATTAAGGATGCAAAAAATGTCGAAAATTGCTGTTGTGTCACAGCCATGTAATAATCCGGATACAACTGCATAACAACAGACTGATGAGCTGGTATGCCATAGTTACCAAAGAAAGGACTCTCACCGAGATTCAGCTTGAGGACTTGCGCCAGAGCAGTAAGATAAACAGAGTCATTAAACCCATTAACATCAGTTGTGATTTTCCACCATGTCTTCTTACCAGTGAGTACATTTTGGGTGCGCCCATAAGTTCGCATTATTTTATTCTCGCTTTAACATTTTGGCTCGGGCCATTCTCAGTCATTACTCGTGCATATTGACCTTCTTTACCGTCACCACCATGATATACCCACTCACCAATAGGAACGTTCAATGCAATCTTTTTATTCTTTTGATCTACGACAACACTGTGCTTATCATCTTTACTTTGAATTGTACCAATACCATCCTTATCAAATCCAAACTGTGTTTGATCTTTATCTTGTTGTTGGTTATTATTTGATTGGTTATTACTTCCACTGTTACTTGTATCGGTTACCGTAGGTGTCAAGAACGCTTGTACAGACACCCCCATTTGCCGCGCCAGCACCTTGCGCTGCGTTGCCAGTGCAGCAGTGCGGCCGTTACGGGCTTGTTGCACATTATTCGGGGTAACACTCTGGTTCTGTTGTTGACCTTGACTTTGATTATTGCCTTGAGTCTGCTTTTGAAATGACCTAGCAATCCACCCGGCTGGACCACCCATATGGGTGAGTTGGTCATACATCCGTTCTGGGTTGGCAACATGGCTGATGCCATTGAAATTCAGCGTCGTTAAATTTCCACGAGGATAAAAATTCGTGTTGCCGCCAGCATCCCCACTGACACCACCAAGATAATAATTGCCTGGAACAGCGTGTCCCTTATCTCCTACTTGCGTAGGATTCCGCATGTACTGTGTCATAGCTTGCGGAATCTTGACAATCGGTGGTGTGAAAATCCCATTAGCAGTTTCAAATGCTACTTTAATAAAATCTTTTGCCACCTCTGTAACATGGCAAGGCATCGACTTTGCTTGTCGTTCTTGATGGTTATTAGTCTTATTCCGTGCCCACTGATTTAACCGGGTTTGAAGTGGATGCTTGTGTGAATCATACCGTCCCATTACGGGTCAACCTCAAACGCATTGTTGCGGTACACTAGCGTAGACGTTTTAAAAATGCCAGCCACCATATTCAACTTGCGGGCAACAGACCCTATAATAGATACTGGTCCAGGATCATTATTCATAGGAACAGTAAACGACGTTTCATTAACATGTATCCCTCTGTACAAACCATTATAAGTATCAGGAGTAAATCCTTCTAAAGTGTAATCTATAACGGTACCCGGCTTTGTTGCCAAACCACCAGGAGATAGAGGAATCGGCCATAAAGTTGGATCCACCATACCTATTTCTAATACTAATCGGAAAGGATTAAAGACAGCCGTTGCTAAACGACGTGAAGGTGGAGTCATGACCAGTGGTGTTGTTACGATCCATGTCCCATCGTTGCTATAGATAT